GCTGTTTTAACATCTTCTGCTTCTTTTTTTAAAGGAAGATACTTATAAACTATCCCTTGAATCTCATCATTATGAGCTTTTATTGCTCTATTCGATTCTTCAATGGCTTTCTTTTGCTCTTGAAATTCAGGAGTGCTCTCCTTGAGTCTTTTCAACGCCTCTTCATATCCACCGGGCATATCCTTAAAATACCCAGCGAGATTAAGATTCTCTAAAGTCTCTTTAGCCTGATCAAATTCTCGCTTATCTTTAATCTCTGGAAAAAGTTTATCAAGCAAAGCCTGAGCTTCAGCCGATATCGTAGCACTTATCCTAACTTTGATATCTATATCCTCATACCCATAAAAAGCTTCCAAAGCATCAGATATAGCAGTCAGGGATGAAACAATCGGCTCATGAGAAACAGCTAAGGTATCGTCAAGAGCCTTGAACCGTTCGTGAACTACAGCAAGCCCCTCAGTACTCTTTAACGCTCCTGTATTCCAATCACGCTTACCCTGTAAAACTTCCAAAGATTGCTCAATAATTGTACCAAGATCCCCGTAGTCTTTCTTGAGTGAGTCTACTGTTGATTTTGCATCCTTTCCAAATACTTTTAATGCTTCATTAATCGCCCAAAGAAAAGCAACAATCGCTGCCGCTTGGGGACTGCTCCGGAAAAGAATATAACCTATCAGCCCTAGGTCCCCCAAAGGAAGACCACCAATAGCAAATTTATTGAGCTCTTTTATAACAATGACAAGTTCTTTGGAGATTTCCATCACAGTTTTTAAGGATGAACCGAGAACCGAACCAAGCTCCTGCATTGCCGGAGTCATCTCTTTAATCCCGGCAGTAATTCCTGAAAGAAGGTCGCCAATCACATCAGTGCCAAGCCCCTCAACTGAGAATGCAAGCATCATCTGCTGAAAAGCAACCTTCATGAAATCCCATTCCGCTTTTGCGGTCTGGGCAAGATCTTGGTATTTTTCTTCTATGAACCCTACTCCTTCGGCTGCCTCTTCCAATTTTTTAATAAAAGACTCGAGTTCTTCCACCTGTTGAGAAATTACCGCGCCGGCCCTGAGAGACCTTGCTGTAAATAAGTCAGTAAAAATAGCTACTCGTTCTTTATCCGGCAAACCTTTAAGAACTTCATTCAAATCTCTGAATATTTCAATGATATTCTTTTGACTATGATCATCGTGAAACGCATTGAATTCTTTTCTTATCCCGGTAAATTCCTCAGTCAAATCTCCAATTCTTTTTAAGACTGGGTCGGTAGCCGTCTGCAGTTTAATCATACCCATGCGGAGAGAGGTGGCGCCCTTCGTTCCGCGAATGCCGGCGTTTGCCATAATGCCGAGAGCCGCGGCCACTTCCTGGAACTTCATCCCGGAAACGACACCAAGTTCCGCGGCATAAGCAAAGGCGTCTGCCATTTCATCAACATCAGTGATTGTCAGCATGGCCGCGGCAGCCGTCATATTCGCCGCATCGGCAAACGTAAACAGTTCGCCGGTCGCCGCTTCCATCGTTGGCTTAAAAGCCAACGTCAAGCCAATGACCCGCTTAATCGCTTCACCAAGATCCATCTCTGCGATCGTAGCAAACTTGCTCATCGTCGCCAAATCCTGAAGAGCGTCTTTTGGAGCAACGCCCGCCTTGGCGAACTCCTTCATACCCTTGGCCAATTCCAAGGGGCCATGCCGAAGACCTTCCATATGAAGAAGTTCTTCATTCAGATCAGCAACAGAAACTTCCGCACCTTCAACATCCTTAGAAAGAGTCTGAATCATTTTTACCGTGTATTCAAACTCAGTTCCTGCCTTAAAAGAAGATAAGGTGGCACTAACTGTGGCAAATGCTGCCATCAACGGCAAAATTTGACCATAAGCAAACCACAGTTTCCCCATAGCGCCAGCCGCACCACGAATTGCAGAACCATATGCAGTGAAGGCGCCGGTACCTCGATGAGCTGCGGTGCTCGCTGCGTTTGTTGCCGCTGCAGATTCCGTTGAAGATACCGCCATAGCTTGAGTTGCCTTCGCTACTGCCATCTTTATTGGCGGAATCCCGGCAAGGGCTAAGGCTTGCCGCTTGATTTCCAAAGTCTCATTGGAAGCCAAGATAGTATTGAGAACAATTTGTTTCGCTAAATTTATATCTGCGGCATTCTTTGCTTGAGAAAGAGCCACACGGGCCTGAAGTGGGGCAAGAGATTTTGCCAGAGAAGCGGCATACCCATTCTCCAGGGCATTCAACTGCGAGAGTAGAGCAGATCGCTTTTTCGACTGAGCAGAAAGTAATTCCAGTGCCATGCCCTGTTTAGTGGCTTGGGCAGCACTTTTGACCGCCGCGGCAGTGTATCCTGTTTCGGCTACAGTGAGTACTTCTGTTGCCTTTACCACCGCCATCTTTATCGGTGGAATCCCGGCAAGGGCTAAGGCTTGCCGCTTGATTTCCAAAGTCTCATTGGAAGCCAAGATAGTATTTACTGCTAATTGTTTTGCAGAATTTACATCAGCAGCATATTTCGCTTTTGTGATTGCCAACTCAGCTTCGTCAACCGCCAGTGCCCGAAGTGACGCCTGGGTTGAGCCATTTTTCAAACCAATGATTTGGGCTCGAGTAGCAATCTGTTTATTAAAAGTCGCTTCAAGATTTTGTGCAGCGACAACCTCTGCCTTAGAATTTATGATTGATCGAGCTTGAGAAGAATAAATACCGTCAAGAGTAGCTTTCCAAGATCCTCCAGCAGAAATCAAATGAACATAATCTGCTTGAAGCTGTTTAGCTCCTACAGAAGCCTCTTTAAGTGCTGCCTTATACTTAACCCACTCTTTCCCCCCTTTCTCAGAAAGTGCAATCATCTGCTGAAAAGGAGTCTGCAGAGCTTTAACCTGAGCAACAAACTCTTTGAGACCAGTGGTAGCGGATTTGAGTTGTGATTGAGATTTTTCAGACGCTGTGCCAGTCTTTGCAATCCCCTTGGCAAAATTATCAAGGTTGGCAAGGGCGCCTTCGGCGAGTTTAAAATCGGCAGCAAGAATAGCCATTGACTTCCTAAGTACTGAAGAAGTTACTTACTCTTTTTACTTTGCTCTTTTCTTTTCCGTTTTTTCTCTACAGAGTCCAGAAAAGAGTTATCCAGTTCCTGCATAAGATCGATAAAGAACTCCATAGGTTCTTTACTAACTTCTTTATTGTAGGAGATTATGGAAGGCAAGTCAAGCGGGTTTGGCCCGTTAAAGCCATAAGTGCGGGATTTATGTAAACGGTAAAAGTCAAGTACCAGTGACAAGTGCCACCAGTCCACGGTCGGACGGTCTTTGAGCACCTGGGGAATGTTGCCTTTTCGGGCAACATTCTCCAGGGTTTTCAGATGCTCACCCCATTCTACAGACCAATCGATATGAGGTGCTAAGGCTTTTTTACTTCTTCAACGTCATCAGTCGGACGAAAGTTCTTGGTGTCCTGCCCAAACTCGAGGACTGCCGAACGCAGGTTCGGATACTCGGTCAGGATCTTGGCAGCCCCTTCGACACTGAACGGCAGTTTCTTGCCCTTGACGGCGATACCCTCCCAGCCGATCAACACCGTCTTGGCCAACACTTCAGCCATCAGTTTCTGCGACAATAATTCCGATTCCGGCGTCTCCATTTCCAGCAGACGCTTGTTGCGGCGGAATTCCCGGCTCAACATCCGCTCATAGTCCGGGTTCGGGATCCGGCGCACGAGAAAATACTGCTCCCCTTTGGCGTCCAGAAACATCTTCACTCCTTCCTGCGCCATCTTGTCATCAAAGCCGAATACTTTGTCAATGTCGAACATCAAAATTGCCCTCCTTTAAAGTTATTGTAAATCTACGAGTATGATACCGGAAAGAGTTTGTGATATCAAGAGAATTGTGATAGAAAGAAAGATATTAAGTCATGAACTTTAACTGGAGTAACTAATGGCAGTGAAAGACGGCAACAAGATCCTGCAGGTGACGCTGACAGATTACCACTACCGAAAGCTGGAAACGATCTGCAGCAAGACCGGCTTAACAAAATCAGCAGTCATCCAACGGTTCATCGAAGGGCACAACCTGTACGAACACGAGATCCTCAACAAAGAAAAAAGGCAGGGCGGATAAACCGCCCTGCTTTTTGACTGGTTGAAGTAGAGATTTAAGATGCCGACGGGGAAGAACTCGGAGAAGCGCTCACTGAGGAACTCACCGAAGTGCTCGGAGAAGCCGACGGGTTGTCGACGGTCGGCGAACCGATCCGATCAATACTGATCATCGCGTCAGACACCGTGTCAATCGTCGCCGTCAGGCCCAGGTTCATCATAACGTCGGTGTTGATACCTCCCGCCACGATTTCCGAACTGGTCAGTTTCGCCCGGTCAATATTGAACCCGTAGCCGTCGCCGTTGGAATCGGTAACCGCGATCGAGAAAGACAACGCCTGGTTCAGGAGCATCTTGTCATAGACCGCAGCAGAAGAAGCGGCACCGAAGAAAATATTCAGCGTCGCCGTGATTTCAAACGTGCCGACAACAATATCGGAGAAACCGATGCCACTGCCCAGACAGCGGATGCCGCGCAGACCGGTGCCGATATTCAGGGAGAACGACTCGGCACAACTCTCGCCCAGTGAAGCCCCGTCCAACAGAACCGTGGTGCCCTGCACCGAGTTCATAACCGGCGAAGTCGTTGCCGCCACCGCCGAATCAACCCCACTTGGGAACATCGTAGCCGTATCGCGGTCACTGTCCTGCCCGAGGAAGTTGATCGAGCCAGTCAGCATCGAGCCGGTGGAGAAGTCAAGACTCGTTGATTCAACGCCGCAGCCCCTATAGATAAAGAACTGGCTGACGTCAGAGAATTCCTTCTCGATAGAGAACGTCCGCAGGGCGGCCGTACCGTTTTTCAGACGGGCAGTCTCGATGTAACAGGCCCGGGTTTCGTTGACAACCGTCTTGACCTGGGAGTCAAAATAGATCTTCGTCCCGGCAAGCGCCTGAGTCGAAGAAATCTTATATACCCCGTCATTCAGATTGGTGCCCTCGATCTTGACCCACTGACCAACCGCGAGATTAGCATCGGGAATAGCAGCACTCGCCGAACTGAGGCTGTTGTCTGCCGAAGCAAACACCGCATCAGCAATCGCCACGGACGAGTTCGCCCCGATAGGGGTAAAAGTTCCGGCGAGCAAAGCCTCGAGAAAGTCGTCATAGGTGCCAAACGACAACTCGATGTTCACTGCGCCACCTACCTGCCCGCCTGTCAAGATGCTGTCCGGGGTCATACGGTCTGCCCGAAGCTCCTGACTGGCGGCGGATTCCACGCTCTGGTTTAAGGACTCACCAGTAACCCTTAGCTCCGTCGGATTCCCGGAGGGGGTTATCCCACGAGTGGACTCCTCCAGGTATCGTATTTGAGCAGCACTTGCACTAGCAGGCATATTAAGATCCTCCAGTTAATTGAATTTTTCGAAAGTAAATGGCAACACGTTGCGTACCGTGTGCCAAGCCGGATACAAGACCCCTGGCAATGGGACTAATTCCTTGAAAGTGATCCCCTGGATCACTTGCAGGGAAAACTGAGAATCAAGAAAATCGGTATACTGCGTCTGCCATTTCGTGCCCGAGTTCGGCAGGACGTTCACCGCGATATACAGCCAGCCGCTCACCCGGGTGAACGACTGGCCAAAACACATCTGCCGGTTGTCGTTCGTGACAAGCTCCAGCCGGACCCACGGATCCTTCTGATGCTCAACGTCGACAACTTGCTGGTTTGGATAATCAACCAGAGTGGCTGGGTAAGACGTATCATGGGCGGTCTTGAAGACCCCGATAATCGTCTGTCTGAATTCTTCAAAGGTCATCTTCTACCCTACCCGGAAAATCGCCCAAGAAAATCAGTTTTACCATAGAACTCCCATTGTGCGGGAGTTACCGCTTTAGCCTCCGCCAACTCCTGTTGAAACCGTTCAAAAAAATGCGGTGAATGCCCGACGTTGCCCCTGAGTTGAACGGTTCCGTCCTCCACCTCCGAAGCATACGGCACGTTATTACGGAAATGAATGCTCCAGCCTTTGGCTTCATAACGGCTTTTGAAAGATTTCGATTTGCCCTCGGCCCGGCTGATCGCATCGACTACCGCAGTACTGTGCCCCTTCTGATAAGGATTTTCCGGCTTCGGATATTTGGATTCTTCTGCTGTCTGATGGGACTGTCGGTTGACCGTCATCATCCATGACGCAGCCATCCAGCCGGAATACTGCGGCGTTTCAAAAACCAGGCGGACAAACGCCCTCTCAGCCATACCCGCAAGAACTCTGCCGACGTTGATCTCAAGCTCTTTTATCTCTTTCAGCATCGCGGTCTTATACATATCGCTGTTCATAGAGATGTTGGTTACGCCTGGCATAATCTCACCGACAGTGCAGAATCCAATAAGTTGTTTCATCCCGGACCGATAAAACGGTCTGGTCATCTACTTCGTCACCGACTTTGGCTACGGCAACCGCGCTCTTGAGAACGGAGATCGCCTTATCGCCCGGCTCGACCCGGTCAAAAGACGGGTACGAGAACTCGAAATTGAACCGCAGCGGCTCGACAAATGCCGCTACCCCGGTCAGGACAGTCGGCACATACACGTCGTTGACCGGGTCATAAGGGGCCGACTTCGACGTATACGTCACTGTCGTCATGGGGGCATCCAAACGAACTGCTTCGCACATGCCGAAGCCGGCGCCATCTATCGAAGAGGGCACCTTGACGCGGTAATACTCGCCACTGACCCTGATCAAACTATCGTTCGGGATAACGTCAGCCGAAGAGAAATAAAATTCATGGCCGGCGAAGAACAGCGACGACTCTTCTTCCAACGGCACCCGGCGTACATATGTCGAGAAGACGAAAATATTTTCCGTCAACCCGGTATCGGAGAGAAAGTTGCCGATGTTGCCGACTGTCGCCTGATAATTGACCGGCACTGTCGGGTACTCTTTCCGGATCATCTCGTCAAACCAGTAATCCTCGTTCCGGGCCCCGACGATATACACCTTGCCGGTGCTGACCATCTTGATAACGCGCCGGGTCGGCATGGAGATGTCAGGGTCAACGGACAGCACCCGCCGCTGGGTAGCGGGGCCGGACCTCGTGCTCTCGGTAAACGGCCGCATCTGCCCGTAAAAGGTCACGGAATCGTCGAAGTAGTCCTGAAAGATCTCGTTGTCGAAATATGTCGCAGCATCAAAGAGATCCATATCAGTCTTCGTAGGCCTCGTCAGTGATAACATCAATCGCCGGGGGGATCACGCCGAGGTACGTCTTATCGGTGATGGTGATGCCGAGAAGCGTTTTGATTTTTACCTTGAGATCATACTTCCTGCCGAGGACCTCCTGCCGGACGGCGTCAAAGGTTTTCTCCGACGAGAACCTCGTGATCAAAGCCTTACCGTCGGAGATGGTCTTCGGCGCCATCAGCGAAATCGTATCGGCGACGTTCGCCGCCACGGTATAGAGGGCGAACATCCGGATGTAGCTCTTCAGGAGCGCCTGCGCGTCGGTCGGGCTCGCCAAGGCCTTGATATAATCGTAATGCTCGACCAGGTTCCGCTCAGTAGTATCCGGATCGAGGGCGCCTTCGATCGCCATCAGTTCCTGGAAAAGAAATTCCCCATACATATCAAGCTCCAGCACCGTATCCGGCAACTCTTTTGCCGAAATACCCAGCGTCGCCCGAACTTCATCAAACTTAAAGTAAGTGTTGATATGCATGAGGAAATCCTTTTCAGAGTTTCTCGATCAGCCCGGCTTCGATCTGACTCTTCAGCCAGGAGTCCAGCTCAAGCTCGACCCCGTCGCCGCCCATCGGCACCCACTTCTGTTGAAACGGGTGGAAATAGCTATATCTTTTTCCGGCGAAACGCATCGGCTTTTTCTTAGCCTCAGTTTTCGGCGCCTCAGTTTCTTTCGGCGCCTCGGTTTCTTTCGGCGTCACAGTCTTTTTCAACCTCGCCATAGTCACCTCCTTTGAGAAACGGCGGGCCGGACGTCCGGCCCGCCGGTCAGTACAGGTTACAATTACACAGTCAGACTCAGGACAGAGAAGGCGTCGTCGAACATCCGCTCATACATCGTGCCGAAGTCAAACCGCAGGCCAGAACCTTTCTGCAGGGCAAACCGCTCCATGGCGGAGTAGGAAGCGCTGGAATTCACGAACTTGTGAATGGCGCTGTCCCGCTGAATGCCCATGATGGTGTTGGCCGGCCAGCCCCAATCGGCGGGAACGATGAACATCTGCACATTCTTCACCAGTTGTGGATAGGCGACGTTGAACAGGGTGTCGATCCGCGGGCTGTTCGGGTCATCGGTAGAGATGTTCGGCTTGCCGGTCCGGTTCTCGATCGCCAGTGCCCCGGCCAGGTCGGTGAAGACCCAGTCGATCCGGCGCTGGTGCAGATTGGTGTACAGCCAGGTCACCCAGGCAGTCTGGGTCAGGGTCCCGGCGGCAACAATCGTGGTGTCCAGCGTGTTGGCTTTGGTCTGAGCCAGGGCCGACTGACCATTGTCCACGTCACCGCTCAACATATCAACAAGCGCCTCAGCCGCGGTAGCATAGCCTTCGACTTCCATCTGCCGGCGCAGGGCAAGCCCCACCAGGTCCAGAGTGGTCGACTGCATCGCTTCGTCGGAAACCAGGATACCGATGGATTTCGTCGGGATCTTCTTGGTCACGTCGGACGCAGTGATGGACAGCATTGCCGGCGGCCGGGCCAACTGAGAAGTAACCTGCGAACGGGCATCCTCCGGGCCGTCCTTACCGCTGTAACTGATGACCGGCTGCTCAACGCGGGCGTTGGGCACAGTGGTCGTCATGGCGACGGTACGGTCGAACGCGGTAACCACCGAAGTCCGGTCAACAGCCATCTCACCCTCGATATACTCGAGAATGGCGGCGGGAAACAGGATCCTCGACTGAACCGGGTTGACGTTGCTGGTGATCGCCCCGGCCTCGTGATTGATCGGGCCATCCAGAATAACCTTCAGCGGGGCGCTGTTGACGCCCATGTTCTTGTCCGGCCGAAAATGCAGGCCGGCCGAAGCACACATCTGCACAAAGGTGTCGTGCTTGGACTCCATGGTCGTTGGGTAGGCGTGATTGATGTACTGCCGGACCGTCATGTTCTTTTCGGCCGCGGCCTTGTACACCTCCGGCGCAAGAGAGACCTGCTGGCGCAGCCCTTCTGCATCGATAAAGGAAACTTTTGTCTTATCCATTTTTATTCGTCCTGATTTATCAAACTTATAAAAAGCTTGAATGGGTCCTTAGCCCGTTAAACTTTTTGTTGATTTCCTGCTTCCTTGAAAGTAGTTTCACTTCTACCTGAGTAGAAGCCAGCGCTCCTCTCTCCACAGGCTTAACATTCGGCAAACCCTGCCGTAGTATACTCATAGACTCAACTTGCCAAGCATGAGACCAAACTTGGTTTTCGCTTAATTTCATGCTTGACATTATTAAGTCCCTCACTTGAGGTTACTGTTTTTCAACGATGCAGGTGGTATCGCCGGAAAGCCCCGTGCCGGAGATCACTCTCCAGAGCTTCCTGGTTGCGGTCACGTGGGTGTGGGTTGATACAACGCCCAGCCCGTTGGTCGGCGCCACGGTCCGGGCAGTGTTGGCCGCGGCCTCGACGATCGTGCCGATTGCCGAGTCGCCGGAGAGTTCCACCCGGCGCCGGCCGGAAACCTGGACGGTGCCGACGGCGTAACCGTCTGCGGTGTAGGACTCGACGGAATACAGCCAGCCGTCAATCTGATCACCGTCCGCACACAGGCCGTAAGTATCGGCCGCCGTCAGCTTCAGCGGCTTGCCAATGTCGTTGCCGTTCAGGTCGCCGCTGTTGGCCACGGTGTCTGTACCGAGTTTTGCGGTGATAAGATCCCTCTCATCAACCAGCGCTTTAAACGTAAACTTCGCCATGATTCAATTCCTCCACTTAGGAAATTATTGTTTACAGACCAACGGCAGACATACGAGCCTGGTCGATGTTGGTAACCTTTGCCTTGGGCTTTTCTTCGTCCGACTGAGTCTTGTTGAGCAGTCCGCCCGGCTTGAAAGCCTTGTTGAAAGCCTCGGACGACGCCTTGTACTGTTTGATCAGCGCCTCGGCCTCCATGCCTTCGAGATCGATGCGGGACATGCCGAGCGCCACTTGCATCCGGTTGATCGCCTCGGAGACGATGGTCTTCAGTTCAGGCAGAAGACCTTCGAGTTTCTCCATCTTGGCTTTCATCTCCCGGTTCTCGACGGTCAGGTCGGAAACCTTGTCCGTCATCTTGGCCAGTTGCGCTTCCAGGTAGACGGTGATGGGCGCACCCTTGTCGTCTCCCTTATCGTCAGCCTTGGCGTCGGCCTCAGTTTCACCCTCGGCGCTTACTTCGGCATCAGCATTCGCTTCGGCGTCGGCATCGACGTCAACGTCAGGATCAACTGCGCTCGCCGTGTCTCCGCCGGCAAGCTCAAGATCCTCCAGTTTGGCGCCGGATGCGGCCGCCGCCGCGATCTGCTCCACTGTTAAACCTTTTTTAGCCATGTTCTGTGTTCCTCCATTGGATTCACGTTCGTTCATGAGTTGCGCCATGACGTCATCAAATGCCATGACTTTATCGACAAGCCCCATTGCCAAGGCTTTCTCCGCGAGATATTCCGATCCGTCAAACGTATCGGGGTTGACCTGGGCCCGGTTCGTCAGCACATGCCGCTTGAACAGGGAGAACAGGTCGTTGACCTGGCTCTGCAGGTACTCTTTGTCCTCTTTCGACAGGTCTTTCTCCGAGGATCCGACCTGTTTCTTGTCGCCGGACTTGATTTTCGTCACCTTGATGCCCTCTTTTTCCAGCATTCCCTGGTAGGAAGTGTGGGTGACGACGACGCCGATCGAGCCGACGAACGACGTTTCCGAGGCGAAGATCCGGTCAGTGGCCGAACCAAGCCAATATCCGGCCGACAGCAGGCCGCCGGCGACGTAGGTGTCGACGGGTTTGATCTTGCCAACCGTCTTGATGAGGGTGCTGAGTTCGGAAAGGCCGTTGACTTGGCCGCCGGGCGTATCGGCGTCGATGAGGATGCGCTCGACTTCGCCGTCGGACAACGCTTCGATGAACTGGCCGCGGAGATCTTCATAGGACACCGCCCCCATCATGCGTGACATCCAGGTCGTCCGGGCAACCAGAGGTCCTTTGATTTCAAGGATGGCGACACCGTTAGAAACTTCGAAGGAACGCTTCTTCTCTTCCCGCTCTTCGTCCTCCAACTGGACGGTGTACGCCTCGAGGGCCTTGGCGTCGCCCTGGAGTTCCAGGATCCGGTTCTCGAGAGTGAGGATTTCGTCTTCGTATCCCTCGGCGATCAGATAAACGCGCTGTTTCAGTTTATTTTTTTCCATCGTCTATCCCTGTTTTTGGCCGCCGGAACGCCGGGTGCCCGCCGGAGCCGTTGATTTGATGTCTTTTTCGTTCTTGGTGGCCGTCACGCCGTCGGGAGTGACGGAGGTGTTCGAGTAGGGGTTGGCCATTTCAGCCCGGTTGATGTTGAAACGGGTGCCGGAAAGGGGGGTGAAATTGCCCGACGGCATACGGCCGGTGAGTTCGATCGAGGCCTCGGTGTCGGAAATGAAGCCGTAGGAGAGTTGCTCGAGAACGCGGCTCTGCTTGAGGGAGTAGAAACTCTCCAGTTCCGACTTCGGCCGCAGTTCCGGATCGGCATACCTGAACGTACAGTAGACGTCGAAGCCAAGCAATCGGAGCGCCAGGGTGAAGACGCGGGAATAGAAACTGTTGATCTTCTCCTGCATGCCTTCGACATAACGCAGGTACAGCATCGACTCGGTCGACGCCACGCTCTGCGACTCGCCCCGGCCGAGGACGCTGGGCAGGGTCTTGACGCCGGAGGCGACGTTGCCGTCGATCAGGCTCCGCAGTTCTTTCATGTTCTCATGGAAAGAGATGTTGCCGGCGCTGTGATGTTTGATATCCAGGATGTCGAAAAAGACGATGGCGTCTTCCGGGTTGAGGTCGTTGAGGCGGCTCTCGAGGTCAGTGATGAGACTGCTCATATACGCCGTCAGTTTCTCTTCGTCGTAACGGATCTCCGCCGGCAGCGACTCTTTGAATTTCTCGCTGTCGATTCGGGCCGTCAACCTCGGCAGCGCCGCCTTTCTGAAGGCCCGCCGCAGGTCTTGTTTGAATTCCTCGGAAAAAAGCACCGGCTGCACGGACGCTGTCAGAGGAGAGATAGGGTAGGCTTCGTCGAGATCCTGGTCAAGTGACATGAAGAAGAACAGGGGCGAGTCGAGGTAGATTTTATTACTCGCCCCTCCAGAGTTCGACTCCACGTAGGGGACCGCTCTCGTTCCTTTGGCCTCGAACTTGATGTCTTTGACCGATATGGCCCGGATGAAGGAGGGCACTCGGGCCGCGGACAGGACGAGTTCGCCGGACAATGCCCCGTAGGTGACCAGTTGCCGAAGAAGGGATTCGGACGTTGATCTCAGGTCGGTCTGGGTATAGAAGCCGTCGTAGTCAGGAGGCAGGCAGTCGAAACGTGCCGCCAGTGCTTGCGCGTAATTGGTCGCCACCTCGTCGATCATACCGTCGAACGTCTTGGCGATGATACGGTATTCGTCGGTGATGGCGAAACGAATGAGAGTGTTGATCGCTTGGGAAATGTCAGGCGACGTGTAGCCGAGGGCTTTGATAACGTCTTTTTGGCTGACAAGGTTGCGGTAATTGACGATGTCGGTGTTGGTGACGTCGGGGGTGGTGTCACGGATCGACGTCGCGCCGCGGGTCGTCGCGGTCCGGAGGAACGACGGGAGAAGAAGGCCCTTGGTTTTGACTTTTTTGACCGGACCGGTCAAGAAACCGAACGGATTCTTTATCGCCATCCCGTACTTCCCCCTTACTTTTAAGGTACTTTATAAGTACCTATAATCACTTACGTTATTGTACGCCGAAAGTACAGGGAAAGTCAAGGAGTTGAATGACGAAATTGTAATGCGGGTCTCTTTTTTGTAATTTAGACGTCGGCGCGGAGTTTGAGACGGTGGAAAAGAACACGGGGGAGAATGACGGCACCGCTGACGGTGTCGGACAGTTTGAGCGCCGCGACGGCGTAGATAAGCGCATGAAAGAAATGATCGTCACCTTTTTTCGATTTTGTCCATTTATAGCGCAGATCGGCGAACCGGTGATCGCGCACTCGCCGCATATCGAGGAGATGCGAAATAATCTGCTGGTCGTAAGTACTTGATTTAAAAATCAATTGTCCCGACTGGATCAGCCCCGCGGCATAATCGAAAAACGGGTTTTTGTTGAGAGTGATCTGCCGCACTTTATAATTGTCGACGTCACGGAGCGCCCGGACTCGCGGATCGCCGGGGTCCTCGTCTTTCTCGGTCTTGAGCCAGTACAGCTCCGGCTTGGGCTGCACCGGCACGTGGTACACCGCCGACCATAAATTGGCATGCCGGGTGACGAGGCGGTTCGTCGTATCCGTATAGGGCAAGGCGTCGACGACCTGGGCCCGGATGGGAAAGTCACTCGACACTTTTTCATGAAGGTCGAGCGTCTCTTTTTCGACGGCACCAAGCGGAATAACTTCCGGCGAGTGAATAATAACGGTATTTTGAGGAGTTAGAGAGAGCAATACCCGGTGGCAGAGCTTGCCCATGTCCATCCCGGCCACGGTCAGCGAATCCGTCGGGACGTCGACGTTTTCAAAACGCAGCAGGGACCGGTCAATCGAACTGTCCGCCGCTTTAACCGGCAATCCCAGGGCCTGGTTGCGAAATTCGTTATTATCTGAATAAATGAAGCTCGATCTGATTAAATCCGGCACGGAAATGAAGCCGGGGGCGTCAAATGGTGAGAGTTTGATGCAGATTTTGCGCTCGATCGTTGATTTTTGCGCGGTTTCGACGACAAATTCACGATTTTTCGGGAATAAATCAGGTATTTTACCACATTTCGGGCAGAAAAGACAGGCTTCGTCGATGCGAATGGACGGATTTGACTCGAGATCCGAGCGGGCCAGCAGCTCCAGCGGCTTGTCAAAACCGGGCAAGCGCACATTCTCGTAATAATCAGGGAAAAAGTGCTTGCCGCAGTGGCAGCAGCGCACTATGTTGCGGCGAATTTCCGCATCCTGCGCTTCTCCGTCAATCCCCAGATCTTCATACGTCGGGGTCGAGACGTAGATCCGCGGCTTGAAAATGGAGTGGGTCTGACGGGAGCGGAATCCGGTCACGATGTCCATCGAGCAGCGATCCAGCTCATCGATGCACACCAGCTTGATCGGCCGGTTGATCAGGCTCGACGCCCCCGATTGCTCGCCGGCCCCGAGAGCATACAGGATCGAGCCGTTGGTAAATTGCTTGACCGAGGCCGAATCGACCCGTGGATCACTCAATTCCCGCAACGCCTTGCTCATCCTGATGATGAGTGAGATCCGGGTCTTCATCACTTCCTGTGAGAACGTCTGGCTCGGCATCCCCAGGAGCACGGCAAAGCCCGGATCAAGTGCCATCAGAGACAGGATCACCCGGTGAATCATCTCCGAGACGCCGATCTGCGAGCACTTGTAGAGCAGAAGGTTAACGTCGGGGTCCTGCTCGATCTCCCTTATTATATATGGCTGGTACTCATGATGAAGAAAGGAGAAACGGCGGGCGCCGAGGTACGTGTATTTCGTGATATAGCCGGAAATACTCGCCTTCGTCCCGGCGAGCCCTTGGCGGAGGCGCTCCACATGACGATTGAACGTCGGGATGCGGAAGTCGTACTGGGGTCCCGGCGGATCGGGGCTCGGATTCGGCTGATGCAGGGTGATCTCCATCACGGCTCAAGGAGTTCGGTCCGCTCCACGATCGACAAGCGACGCTCATATTCCCCCAGGAACTCCCGCATCTGCTCCGGGGACAGAAACTCGTTCAGCGTGTCTATCAGGGTCTGTTCCAGAGCCTGCAGGCGAGCCATATTTATTACTTCGAGCTGGGTCTTGGTCAGCTCCCTGAGCAGGTTATTCATCGCGGTCATAGCCGCGGCCCGTTGACTCAGGGGGCTTACCTCATCCTCCTCGGCATCATCGGCCAGGGCGCGACAGCGATCCAGGTGACGGGCTATTTCATCAGGCAGATCTATTTTCATACCTGTCATTGTACTGTCTTTCCCAAGGGAAAGTCAAGGTGTTGTTCGTGACGTGTTGTTGTGCCTTAACTGGACGTGTTGGGGACGTCTTTGAGGCTGAGACGTCGGGCCTTAGCCGGACGTGTTGGGGACGTGTTGGGGACGTTGACGTCGGGCCTTAGCCGGACGTGTTGGGGACGTTGACGTCGGGCCTTAGCCGGACGTTGACGTCGGGCCGTCTGGGACGTCTCTGGGACGTCTCTGGGACGTCGGGCCGTCTGAGACGTTGGGCCTCAGCCAGACGTTTCTGAGACGTCGACGTCGACGTTGACGTCGGGCCAGACGTTAACGTTAATTACAACGTCGATGTAAATGCGGGGGATTTCGAGGGGTGACGAGTGGCGCTCGCTTAACATTAAACTGTTTAACAGGCGGTACCGTACCTTGTAATTATATAATATTGGAAACCGACCGCCGGCGCCCAAGAAAATGTAATAATATCAACACGTTATAAGTACATTAAAAGTTCAATAAAATCAACATGTTATAGAAAATAACGTGTTTACCGTCATTGTCCATGCCCTGATATAGGCAAGGGAAAGACAGTGAATTTACACTGTTTTTGTCCGTTTAATTGCTATATACATTATTGTAATTGTACCACTGCGTGATACTTTTAATATACTATCAGTATAGTTTTAATTAACTGGTATCCAATAAAACTATACAATCAATACAACAAAATCCGCCGGCGGATACCACAACGTGGTACAAATTGACCAGACCAATTACAATTTCGTAATTGGACTTGGCCATTCTATTTAAGTATTTAATTAAATACTTAAATAGGTTTTTTCGTTCTGGCTGTAATATTTCTTTACATTTTATTTTCATCATGGTTTACTGTACTTAAGAATATTGTTCTTTGACAACAAGCGGAGCACGACAGGGGGATAACCTGATCGCCGCCGGAATAACTAAATATCTCTTTTCCCTTGTCCGGCAGTTACCGGATAACGGGAGGTTCCACCATGGCTAAAACCTTGAAAGATAGGGTACTAAACTGGATGAATTCTTTTTCTGAAGAATGCCAGCTCACAGCAACAGCCGCGACAATAGCGGAACAATTAGATGCAATCGCGGCATATCGGGAGAACCTGATTAAAGGTTATGGGGCAGACCACATTTCCTTGTGTTCCGACCTGTCCATTGCCTTAATGGCATATCAGGGGACAACCGACCAGAAAAAAACTCTGAAGCGCTCATTAAAACGGGCAATGCGCCGGGCTTCTGATGGTAAATTTACGTTTTCCATTAAGGGCGACCGGGTATCAGTAACACCTTACGAA